AAATAATAAATTTTTTGAAACTACGGATTATACGAAGTTCAAAAAAACTAGAGGCAACAGACCTGTAGACGAAGCACACGTGGAGCAACTGAAAAAGTTAATTTCAGAAAAAGATTTATATGATCCGATACGTGTAAATCAAAACATGGAAGTTGTTGATGGCCAACATACATTAGAAGCCAGAAAACAATTAGATCTAAAGATACCATATATAATTATGAACTCTGATGATCCCTTAGATGTTGCAAGACTTAACACAGGTCGTAAGAACTGGTCATTGAATGATTATCTAAATCAACACTGTGCCAGAAATAAAATGGACTACAAAATTTGTAGAAACAAAATGCAACAATACGGAATAAATGTTGCTGAGATGGTAGTCCTACTATTAAAACAAACTTCAATGTGGGCTAGGATCAGTAATGATTTTAAAACAGGTGGGTTTGTAATACCTGCAGGAGGTATTGAGCATGCTGATAAAATTGGATCACAATTGATGCAGCTTAAAAAATACTTTTATGGCATGGAGTCAACCAAGAATAAAAGATTTAAACGTTCAATGGTTGTGTCATATATTGTAGCAGACAAACATCCTAAATTTGATCACAAGAGATTTAAAACAGCTTGTAAAAGTAAATCTTCTTGGTTTTTAACAGGTACTTCAACAGCAGATTATGTTTCAATTATTGAAAGAATTTATAATGCAGGGTTGACCACTAAAAATAAAATTAATTTAGTTGAATTTTACAAAAGTAAAGAGTATCAAGAAAAATAGGAGACAGGACAATGGACATAGAAAGATGGAAGTCATGTGCAGTAGATATCGAATCGTACACAATTATTAGAGCCATGGGGAAACAAGGTTTTAGAAGACCTGGCTCTATGATTGCAAAATTAGTCGATGATGAAATTCGTAAGATTGCTAAGAAGGAAGGTAAATCTTATGAAAACATGAAACAAAATTTACTATCAGAAGGCAAGAAGCTGCTCAATGGTAAATAGTGATTAGGTTGAGCGCTGCAGACGGTTAACCCTCAATCTAAAAACGAAAAAGGCCCGGGAGACTGGGCCTTTTTTTTACTTGCAATACAAATTATAATCAAATAATAACAAAGAAGTATTCCTAAGCCTAAATGAAATAAGTGGGGCTTTCAAAACACTTTATTTTCACCGAACAACGAATCATAAAATTAACTTTAATAAAAGGATATTTTGTGGGCAAAGCTGTTAAAAAGAGCAGTGAAGAAACATTGAATCAAGCATTGGACAAGCTAGTGATGGTGTGTCCAAATAAAAAAACTTATGATGAGTTAACAAGTTTAATGTTTCAGTTGTATTGTGGAAATGACTTTGGTTTAGGAAATTTCAGTCTTTCTTTTCTTGATAAAATCGAGAATAGATGGCGATCAGGACGTAAAGCTGCAGCGAAAGCTAAAGGCATTAGCCTGGTTGTTAAAAATGTGTAACCACGGTGTATTATCCCAATCCATATCTTTTCCCGCATCGTGGTTATGCAAATGGAATACAAGACATCAAGGAAATTAACTCAAGAAACAATTGAATATGCTGCGGAAATGGATCCGATGGAGCGTAATAATTTTTTAGATTTAATTTCAGATCAGTATCATATAGCAAAGCACAAAAAATACCCTAAACGAGAGGTTAAAAAATTTAGTGATTTGCTCACCAAACTTGTTAAAAAATTTGGGAATTAAGTTGGCTATGGAGCTTATTAAGGAAAAACCTTTAAGCGAACAACGATTGTTCCAGGCTATCATTGTCCAGGCGTTGGAGGATGTGATGAATATTTCAAGTTTTAAAAAGGAAGCTTATTGGAAGGAAGATGCCTACAAATGGTTTTACAGTAATTCTATAGACTTTCAGGATGTTTGTTGGGCAGCTGATATGGACCCAGAATTAATTCGTGGAGAGTTTTTTAAATTAGTTAAAATAAAAAAAATTAGATTTTCTAAGATGCAGACTCATTGGTTAAACTATAGAGAGTTATATAGATTGTATCGAGAGGCAGGTTCTAAGGAAGAGAGAAGAGAAATTAAAAAAAGAATTGATCGAGAGAATTTAAAAAGATTAGAGTAGTCATGGTGGGTGAATTTTTGGGTATCCTGGGATTAGCAAGAGAGCAAGATAGATAACCCCAGGAGTAGCTAATAAGAACCTAAGAAAGTTCATGTGTAAATAATAGCATATTCAGAGAAAATGGACAAGGAATAACGGCCACCGGAAACCGAACCAGTTGATGTTCCCGATGACCGGAGATGTTTATAAATCATTTTTACTATATAGATATTCTAGAGTAATTAAAATAGAAAAGTGCTCAGAGGGTAATAGTGGTGTATCTGGTGTATCCGAAGAAGAATAATGTATATATATCAATACTTTAAGTACGTTTTTATGGTGTATCTATGGTGTATCCATGGTGTATCTGGGATACATCACTCTTGCGGAGCAGCTGTCAGTTGGTTAAAGGTGTATAGTCAAAGGTCTGAAATATCTATATAATTAAATTATGAACAAAAAACAAATTTACGTGGTAGACATGATAGATCGATTTGGTAAAGATAGAGTTGTGAGAGCTTTAACTAAAAGAAGATTTACAAATAGAAAAAAAGTTGAACAACGTAAAACAGGCCAAAAGCATATGGGTTTCAAAAAAGGTGGTTTAAATAAATAATGCCTGGTGGTTTAAAAAAGAAAGAACTCAGAACTGATTTAGATCTCACTCCAAAACAAAAAATGTTTGTTGAGATCCTCGTAAAAGATTGGGGATCTATTACACAACACGAAGCTTTAAAAAGAGCTGGTTACGATTGCAAAGATGAGAATAGTGCAAAATCAACTGCATCACAATTGTTATCAAGAAAAAACAGTCCTCATGTTGCAAAATATTTTGATAAAAGATTTCATCAAGAATTAAAAAAATACGAAGGTGACAACCTTAGAAGATTTAAAAGATTAGATAGAATTTCAGATAAAGCAGAAAAAGATAAACAGTATGCTGCTGCAATTAATGCTGAATATAGATCTGGTCAATTAGCTGGTGCTTACGTTGATAGAAAAGAAGTCAGAGTAAGTGGTTTGGAGGGTATGTCACGTGAAGAACTTGAAAGTAAACTTAAGGAGTTATCCGAAAAGATCGATGGGTACAACTCCAAAACAGTTGAAGCTGAAGTCACAGACGTTATTGAAAAAAGCTAGTTGGTCTGAGTTTATAAAATTGTTTAATCAAAAACATAACGCACTGCTTACGTCAGTTGGTGTGGTAGAGGTAAAGGTTGATGAGAAAAAAAATAGCAATTCCTAAAAAAACTAAAAGCGAAATAGAAAAATATCCTATGGTTTCTGTAGAATGGTTTGATATCGTCTCGGACAGTTCGTGGACTAGTTTTGATTCATTAAAAAAATCTAATTTGGCCACCTGCATCACCAAAGGTCATCTGTTAAGTCAATCAAAAGGTGTTACTAGAATCTTTGGAGATTACTCATTTTCAGACAATGGAAAAGATATTGAAAGTATTGGCAACACAACTATAATTCCTAACTCAGTCATTAAAGAAATAAAAAAGTTAAGTTAAAATATGTCAGGAAAAAATCCAGAAAGCAGGCTTTGGCAAAAGGTAAAGCTAGGACTTAACCAATGTTTCCTAACTCGCATAGAATCTAGCTCAATCAATGGTATTCCTGATGTACATGGTGTTCATAAACAAGGAGTATTTTGGATAGAACTTAAATCTGATAAATCAAATTATCCTAAACTAAATCGATGGCAAATTGTTTGGATTAACCGATATATAAAAGCTGGAGGAACTGTATTTATACTTCATGAAAACTTGGGTAAGACCCTCTCTGAAAGACGTCTTAAACTGTACAGACCGGTGTCCGTGTTCACTGATCCTCGTTCCCTCGTCTCGTTTGCCTCGTTCTCGTTCCCGTTACAATGGCCAACGGTCCAGCAGCGCATCCTTCAGGAGCTGGTGCAGCCCGATCCAGCACAGCAGGTGGCGTAAGCTCGTTCTCGTTTCCTGGCCACGTTACATTTACCTCTTAGTTAGCGTGGCCTGGTGACGGGACCAGCAGCAGGATCTCGTTCTCGTTCCAAAAAACAAACCTCGTCCTCGTTCTCGGACACTGGCTGACCCCCCGCAGCGTGATCCAGGAGCTGGTGCAGACTGGCGTCAGGAGAAACTTTTGCTTGACCTATATCCCATGATGTCGTATCGTTAGTTAAACAAAGGAGAAAGAATGGCAATAGATTTTGACGCTTTGGATCTCGTTCGAGGTGAGAACAAATCTCGTTCATACAACAAGAGAGTAGATGAGCTCCAGCAGCAGGTAACTAGTCTTCAGGAGCTGGTAGAAGCTGTGGTACGGGAACTACCCGATGATAAGAGGTGGTCGTTTGAAGAAAGATTACAAAAGATCAAAGAAAGGCCTTGACAGCTATCCCATCGCATCTTATATGTAGCTCGTTAACCAAAGGAGAGCTATGAATAAAAGAACACGAACCGTGAAGACTGGACCAGCAGCTGATGCTGCTCATTCAATTGACAAACCTGAAGAAGGAAAAGTATACGCGCTTACCGGTGGCCCCGGATCTCGCTGCATTGCGAATGGTAATACCTGGGCGGAGTCAGAGGTGAAGGAGGATGGACCTGCAGCTGGGGATGCAGCGTGAGTATTGCTGTCGTCTGGCTATGCCTTCTTTTCATGTTCCCAGGGCTCACATTAGCGGGCACTGGGATCCTGCTGCTCTCGCTCGTTGGAATGCTGTGATACCTACATGTCGTCTCGTTTGTAGAGCTGGACGTCCCTGCGCAGAGATTACTATGGAGTTTGGCACCCGTGCAGACGCACCTGCTGGTAAAAAGGTTAGGGTTTCTAGTTTAGAATAATTCTAAAAGATAATTGTTGCATTGATTAGTGGGATTTGATAAGAGGAAGAACAAACTAACAAATAGGAGAAAAGTTATGGGACTAGATCAACACGCACACCTTCGAGGTCAAAAAGTAGATTGGGAACAATACTATTCTGATGATGACTACGGAGATAAAGAAAATGTTTTTGTGTGGAGAAAACACGCAAGACTACAACAGTTCATGGCGAAGAAGTGGGACGAACAAAACGCACACCATGAACACGAGGGACACCTTTCACATTTAGGTTTTA